TCATTTGCTGAATCTATTATCTTAATATTTGATAGCGATGAAATGCAGATTCTTGCATCAATCATAGCCTTTTGGTTTGGGACTCAAGCGTTTAAAAAATGAAAGTATCTGACAAAGCAATACAAATGATTAAGCACCACGAAGGGGTGCGACAGAAGCCTTATAGGTGTCCTGCAAATTTGCACACAATCGGTGTTGGTCATGTGCTATATCCCGAACAGGCTCGATTAAAAATGGAAGATAGAATGCTTGTGCCATTACGACCTGAAGATAACAGAACATTTTCTATGGAAGAAATAGATGCAATACTTAAAGCAGATTTGGCTAGGTTTGAACGAGGGGTGGAACAATATTGTCCTGTCAAACTTACACAAGGTCAGTTCGATGCTCTTGTTAGTTTTTCTTTCAATGTGGGTTTGGGAACACTACAAAGAAGCACCCTCCGTCAAAAAGTTAATCGAGAAGATTTTGAAGGGGCTTCGTCTGAGTTCTTAAAATATATAATGGCAGGTGGCAAAATCCTGAAAGGGTTGCAAAACCGCAGAAATGATGAACGAGCCTTGTTTAACTCTTGAGAAATATAATTAATACTACAAAAAGGCTAACCATTAATAAAGCCTTTTCAGTCCAGTATCTGCGATTAAGAACTCTTGGATCATAGATTAGATAAGATTGTATTTCTAACATATCGTGATCTTTTTCTACATATTTTGGCGGTTGATAATACTTGCCGATGCTTATCTTGCCGTTGTTATATGGAACATTCATCGTTTACTCTCCTTTACGAAAACTTTCATATCTTTTATTAACTTTTCTAAATTAGAAATATCAGATACCAAAGCATCTTTGTCTGTATTGCCTGCACTTGCAATGTTATCTCTAATAGATCGTATTGCTTTTTGAGCAAGTATTGTCAATTCTGCTATGTCCATATTTCTCCTCTATAAGTTTAAGACTTCTTTCCAACAAATATTCCTCGGTAAGTCCGTATCGAAACTCAAAAGATTTTCTGCCAAGGCCGTGAATTCCGGAACTTCCACGATGGTGTTCTGGGCATAAGGGGATAACAGGGGCATTACTTCTTTTACTAGTTCGTCTAATGTGATGTATTTCCGATGGCGTCCCATAAAATCCTAGTTCTCTACAAAGCGAACATCCTAAATCAGCCATTCGCCTAAAGTGTAATTTTTGATCTTTCGTCATTTTATAGATAACCAAATAACTATGAATACGATTGCATATATTACGACACCATATACGAGCAATAAATCGTTCATTTCCAACTCTGCAATTTTGCTCGAGGTACCCTGTAATATGGTTGTCCTGTTACAGAGCCAATACATAGATTACTGTCATCAATAACTTTATCACGACAGGCTATGCCAACAATAATGCCTGATCGTTCTTTCAATTCTACTAAAACATAATAGTCGTAATTTTTATTTTTGTGTGTATGCCTTACATTCAAATCGCCATCAATCCTGCGAGTACTTTTGACATCAATTTTGTGTCCTGTAGGTGTTAGTAAGTCAGCACCAAATTTACGAACATCACAGTTCAAATCAAAGAACCATCCTTTGTGCTTTGCAACAAGATATTCTGACAAAACCCCATCAACAGATATAGTGGCAGGGTCATAATTGGACTGTATTTGCTCTGCACAGACTTTAGAGGTTTGTGCGTATCGTATCTCACCTATCATTTTGCAAATGTAATACTCAGTTTCAGTAAAAAAAACTTCTATCATTTTTGTTCTTTTAATAGTTTTTCTACATAGTCAAATTCTTGTTGATATTTTTTTTCTAGTTCTGCTATTCGATTTTCTTGTTGTCGCAGTTGCACGATAATTTTGGCTAATTCTTTTGCATAATCTTGGCTTATCATGCCTTTTTGATGACTTAACCAAAGACATAGTTCGTTTAATTTATCTATCATTTTGTGGTTGTCATTTGAATTTTATAAATTGTATTTAATATATCTAATACTTCTTTTTTGTCTAATTGATATTTGATCGTTGCAGGTTTTTTTGGACCTCTCATATTTTCCAAATCTTTTTCCCATTTATACAATCTATCTCGTTGTGCAATAGTTAAATTTTTTAATTTATCTAATTCTTTTGATTGATTTTCAATGTGTTGTTTTAATTTAAAAATTTCTAATTTTTGCTCTTTAATAATTTCATATTTTTGATCAAGCAATTTTTCTAAATTAATATTTAATTCTAATAATTCGTCTGCGTTCATTGCGTAGCCTTTCCCTCTGCTCTAGCAGTAGATTCTAAAGATCGCCATACTTCTATTTTTGCTTCTGCACCTATCATTAACCAACGCAATTTTTCGGCTTCTTCTACTGCCGTTCTTAAATTTTCTAAATGAGCAATGTATCTTTGATTAGCATACGCATAAGATTCTTTTTCGCTTTGCGTTTTAGCCGTTGATTCGTTCATCAAAATAGCCTTAATTGTTTTTCTATACTCTGTCATATAGATCACATTGGCTTTTGCAATAGCGTATCTTTCGCTATTGTCTCTAATGAAATCTAAGGCACGAAAAGGGCTAATGTCCTCTGTCATTTTGTTGTTTCCTCTCTTGTATTATTCTTTGTAATATATGCCAAAACGGACTTTCTATTGGTTTCATAACCCTCTCCCTTGTATTACGGCTAACACATAGCCAAGCAAAACTAACAACAAAACGCATAGGCTGAATATAAGTTTGTTACGAACTTTATACATTTGCCTTACTCCTTTTTTCACGCTGATCTATTATGAACTTACGCATTTCGTTGTAACTGTTAAATCGGGCTTTAGAAGGGTCTCCGTTGCATTCCACCCTGTAGGCATACTCAATCTGCTGATCGCTTCCTAGAGGCAATTCTTGGGCTTTGTGGGCATCCTTAATCCATTCAGCCTTAAACCCTGCCCATCCTCGTTCACAACAAATTGATAATACTTCTTCCAATGGCTTGTTTGCCTTTTCTGCTTCCCTTGCAATACCTTTTAAGGCAGTCAAAGTAACTGCCATTTTTTTTGTTTTGCGTAAAGTTAAAAAGTCATTCCAAACTAATTCGCTTACACCAATAGGAATAGCGACTTTAGGAGCAATAGGGTTACTCTTTATTTGATTAATGGTTAATGATTTATGATTAATGATTGGTTGAACATCCGTTGAACGCTTGTTTAACCGAGCCTGAACAGATGCTTTACCTGCCCTAGAAGCCTGTTCTTGCTTAGTTTTGTATCTAGCAATTTCTTCATCACAACGGCTATGCACCCATAAATCGGTGTCTTTTTCGTACTTAAAAAACTCGTCAAGGATACGCATCCCAATTTCCGTTGGTATCCTGCACTTACGGAATATTTTTCCTGTTGAACATCCGTTAAACGCTTGTTCAGAATCGTAGTAATAAAGTATTAAACGAAAGTAAGCACATTCTTCCTCTAGGCTTAAATGAGCCGTATTGGCTATCCATTCTTTTACTTCAAACTGAAAGTAGTGCATAAAAATCCTCGTCAAGGCAGTCGTTATTAGGGTCGGGCAACCATTGACTAGATGGCTTTCGGATTCAAACCTAGCCCGACAAGAAGTATTATGGGGGAAAGTTACAAGTATGACAATTAAATTTTTTGCAGGATTACCCTACATAGACCACCTTTTTTTAGTTCGTTACGAACTACAACAAGCCTGTCTATTTGGCTATCGTCTGTCATAACTTTTGCCTGTACTAGGCTATCTAACAAAGGTTTTACAGGATTATCAATATCACGAACTCTGCGGTCAGGGGGATAAAGATAAATCTCTACACATAGCCTGTCTAAGGGAAAACCCCTAGTCTTACTTTTAATTACTTCGTAATGAACTAATTGTTTGAATACTTTGGCTTTAGCAGTTAAGTAACGATGCGATCCGTTAAAACCCCAATAGGTGTTAACGCTTGGCGGATAAGGTAACAAAAGTTCTAGCATTTATTTTAGAGAAGTATGATAATAATTCTACTAGCAGTTGCTAGTATTACGAAAAGGAGTATTACATGAATAACCATGATAGGTATTACGAGCCTGAAGATGATAATTCAGGCGATTTTCTTGACGAACGAGTTGCTGAACTTATGAACACAAAAGACTACGACCCGTCTTTAGTTGCTCATTTGTCAGAAGCAATATCAGAAGCAAGTGCCGTTGACCAAGAAACTATCCAAGACCATATTACAAATAAGGCTTGGGATAAGTTAGGAATGAAGTTGTTTTATATGACGCATGAATATATGGAAAAGTTTGCAGAGCAACAGGCTATCCATGAGTACAACCAAGGTTTATTACACGATTAGGACAAAACATGAAAACATCAGAAAGCATCAAACATTTAACACAAGCCTTGTTACAGGCACAAAAAGCGATTACCTTTGCAGGCAAAAACGCTAGGAATCCTCATTTCAAAAACACTTACGCAGATTTGACTGCCGTTATAGATGCTATAAAACCTGCACTAAACGAAGCAGGAATCGTGTTTATGCAAACTCCTAGCCCAAGTGATGCAGGAACATTAGCCTTGACTACAAGGCTTGTTCATGCGGATACAGGCGAGTTCATGGAAGATACAGGCGTTTGTCCTTTACCTAAAAGCGATCCACAAGGCTATGGCTCGGCTATGACTTATATGCGTAGGTATTCGCTTGCTAGTATTTGCGGTCTTTACCAAGACGATGACGATGGCGAACAAGCAAGACCAAAAACCGATACGAATGTATTACAAAAGTATTTAGCATCTATCGCTATCTCTAAAAACCTTGAAGAATTAAAAGGCACATATATCGGGGCAGTTGCTATTTTGCGTAGCGACCCATTGGCATTGAAATCTTTAGAACTAGCAAAAGACAAAAGGAAAACTGAACTAGAGGCCGTTACACAATGACAACCTTTACAACAGAGGACCTTACGAATGCTCTTGCTCAACAATACCCTGAAAGGTATTTAGAGCAAGGCAGTTACGAAGGGAAACTTGCTCGTTTAGGACACATTTCGGGTAGCAATATTTCTGATGTATTAGCAAAAGGAAAAGGAGTTACCCGAAAAAACTTGATGATGAAGTTATTAAGCGAAAGGCTGACGGCAGTACCGACAGAGTCTTGGACGAACTCAGCAATGGAATGGGGGATTGAACAAGAGCCTTATGCAAGGATGGAATACGAGGTTTCATGTGAAACATTTGTAGAAAAAACAGGTTTTTGGAAACACCCTGAAATTGAATGGTTAGGTGTAAGCCCTGACGGGTTAGTAGGGAAAGACGGATTGGTAGAAATCAAATGCCCTAATACTACGACTCATCTTGAATATTTGTTCGATAACGAGGTGCCTAAAGACTATTACAAGCAAATGCAATGTCAGATGTGGGTTACAGGTAGGACTTGGTGCGACTTTATCAGTTACGACCCAAGATTGCACAAAGAATCCAAAAGATTGTTTGTAAAAAGGTGTTTGCGTGATGAGCAATTGATAACGGAAATGGAAGTTGCAGTAAAAGAGTTTTTGACAGAGTTGCAAAATTTAATCATCAAATTAGGAGAGTAATCATGGCAGTTAATAAATTTATCGGCATAGGCAATCTAGGTAGAGACCCTATTATGAGATTTATGCCTGACGGCAAAGCAGTAGCGAATATTTCGATATGTATTACAGAAAAATATAAAGACAAACAAGGTGAAGCAAAAGAAGTAAACGAATGGGTAAATATCGTTTTTTTTGGTCGTCTTGCGGAAGTTGTCGGGCAGTATCTAAAAAAAGGTCAGCAAGTTTATGTTGAAGGCAAACTGCGAACTGAAAAATATCAGAAAGATGGGCAGGATAAATATATTACAAAGATAGTTGGCGATACAATGCAGATATTGAGCAAGGTTGACAAGCAAGAAGAAGTTAGAGAAAGAGAAGTTCCTGCACAAGATTTGACAGAATTAAAGGAAGATATTCCTTTTTAGGTTTACCATACAGAGGGCGAAAGTTATTTTGTGTTGAGGGGTTCAGCAGACTTCTTATTCAGCACAAAAC